GCGTGATGCCCCTGCACCCGAGATCATTCAACAGCATTACTTGCAGTATGGGTTTAGAATCGTCGAGGAAGAGCGGGTTGATGTGTTTGAACGGATTCAATTCTGTCAAACACAGCCCGTGTGGGCAGAACGATGGGTGATGTGTAGGTTGCCGATGGCGCTTGCCAAAGATTTTACCTACATTGGTCCTCGTTCTTCCCTTCTCGAATGGTACAGAGCCATAGGAACTGCTGGTTTGGCACTCGCCGATGGAGTACCGGTGTTCTCTAAGTTTTACCGGAATATTGCCGGTGAATCAACAAAGGCGATTAACAGTTCAATGCAGTACTCATGCGGATTCACTCGCTTAGCAGAGCGCATGGAATATAAAATGCGACCCATCACGGATAGGTCTCGCATCTCATTTTACAGGGCATTTGGAGTCGAGCCGGATATGCATTTGCGTTGGAGTCCAGTATGGGCCCACTGGGTAAAAACGAAATCTATCATGGCGATTACAAATACTGTAACACGGGGTACGAGACGGCGTTCGGGTAGGCGTCGTCGGAGAAGACGCGCTCGCGGTGGAGGAATGGCACAGACGTCGGCACATTTAGTATTTCCGGCGGCTGGCCAGATCTCGCGCAACTCATATTTCTCAGAGTGGCACATACCGAGATCAGGAGAGGGACATGACTGTGACTTTGAGGTGTTGATGCTCAATGGTAAACAGTTTTCTGCCGAACTAAAGCATGGTAGTCATTATCGGGTGACTTCCGTGCGGGTACAGGTGGAGACTGCTACCAATCAGTCGACGCAGATCGTCGGGATAGGAAACTGTCCAGGCGGTGGAGCAGCGACTGCTGGGTTCGGATTCGGGACTATGTCCCGGTATTTGCGTGGGTGTCATGATGTGCGGAGATCACCTGTAGGTGGTATGCTGGACGTCACATTTCGCATACCGAATCCAATTTGGGTCGACACTGAGGATGAGTCTAGTGATGAGGTAGCCATGTTAGTACTTGGTTACAGTGCTCCTGTATCTGTGGAGAACAGCCATGCATGGTTTAGCGTCATGCTTGAGTGTGAGTTCTTGCAGCGACATTCTGGTGCTCCTCCGCCAGGCACAGCGATTGAGCCTGGTACGTGGTACATACACTCGTCCACCTTCGTCTGAATCTGATAGAAGTACACTGTGAGCTGTAATCTGGAGTCTAGTAGGTTCAATTCAGCAGCTAGATACATCCACTGTCGAGTAGTGGATCTCAGTTGTTAGAGGTTCCTCATGATGGCTCTGGAGCAGGGTGCCGCAGTGTATGACTGGAGGATGAGGATAGGAGGCGTGCTTGCCGGGGGGGGAA